AAAAAGAACAAAGAAAAATATAAATCAGAGAGTAATGATTCAAGCTACTCAAAATATAAAAGCACTATTTAATGAAGGAAAAGATTAATGAACTATTGGTGGACAGCAGATTATCATATCAACCATAAAAATATCATCGAATACTGTAACAGACCCTTTAAGTCTTTAAAGCAAATGAATGATACTATTATAAGAAACCATAATGAAAGAGTTAAAGAAGAAGATACAGTATTTCATATAGGAGATTTTTGCTTTAAGAACTCTAACGGAGGAAAAGTTGGAGAAGGTGTACCAGTTAAATCATCTGAAATAGAAAAGCAATTGAATGGAAAAATAATACATATAAAAGGAAACCACGATAAAAATAACTCAACTAAAACTATTATACATAATTGTAAGATTAGTTTTGGGGGTAAGATTATAAATTTAGTACACAATCCAGAACACCGTAATTATGATGTAGATATTAACTTTACGGGACATGTACATGAAAAGTGGGAAATTGAAAGATTTAGAAAAGAATATAAAGTTACTGATTGCATTAATGTGGGTGTAGATGTTTGGAATTTCATGCCTGTTAGCTTTGATGAAATAATGAGTAGATATTCAAAATGGAAAAAATCTAAAGGCATATTGGATGAAATAGGAATTAGAAGAAGAAGATAATATATAATATATACAAGGAGAAATAAGATGGATAATAAAGAATTAATATGGGTAGAAAAAGAGTTTGCTGAAAAATTTAAGATATTAGAAAAAGATGCAAGTAAAAATGAACAAAGAATTGAAGCACTCGATGAATATATGAAAACCGTTAGCGATAAATCAAAGAGTGAATTCAAATCCAATCTTGAGAGCCTTGATGAAGATGTGGCTATATATACTGGTTTAATGCTGCGAGTTAAGCAAGCTTTTGAAAAAGCAAAAGACGAACAGCTGTCCGCATCCTATGCCTTGTGGGAAAAATTTGATGCCGAATTGCCAAAGGTAGATGAGAAAATTGATACACTAATTAAAACTATCCAACCATTAGAAGAAAAAATAAACAATCTAAATGATATGTTAAGCAAAATTCAAACATATAACATAGAAAAACTTGTTACCGCCATTAAGGGGGCTTCTGACTTATATGGTCAAGATAAAAAGATGTTTGAGTTTTTAATCAAAAACTTTAAAGAAAAAAAGGAGAAATAAAATGAAATCAGATTTTAAAGCTTTTAAAAAGGATATGCAAATATTAAAAAATAGGATTACAGAAACAGATAAAACAACAGATAAATTATTTGATATGTTTGGTGGGTTTGAAGGAGAGTTAAACGATTTACTTTGGGAGCTTGTTGCTAATTTAATTACTTTTACTCAAGAAAAATATGATGCTAAAGATTGGATAGATTGGTACATATATGAAAATGATTTTGGTAAAAATAAATATGAAGCTGGAACCAAAAAAACAACTAAAAAAATAACAAATATTAAAGATTTATGGGAACTAATAAAGAGTTAAGGGAGTAGAAAAATGGCAGGAAAGAAAAAAGCAGGAAGACCACATAGAAAAATAAAATATGCAAAGCAATTTATTAGAACAGCAAAGAATAAGAAGAAAGCCAGAAAACGACATCTTGAAAAAAATCCGAATGATTTACAATCTAAAAAAAGATATGAAGAAATAGAATAAAGGGAGAATAGTAAAATGAGTGATTTAAAATTAGTATTTACAATCAAGCAAGTAAATGAGAATGAAGAAATAATTGGGCAAGTAAATTTTGATAAGGATATTATTACGAAAATTAATTTAACTAATGATAGTGTAGTTAAATACTTATCTAAAAAAATAGAAGAAATAATTTTAGATATGGATGCTAAAAAAATAGTAGAATATAAGTGGAAAGAAGCTGTATTAAAAGCTAATAAGATTGATGAAGGGAAGAAGTAATGATTAATGTAAGTGTTGTGAAAAATGCTGAAGAGTATGGTGTTAGAAATAAAGCTATAGTTATTTCTTTTGATATTACAGCTACTAAAGAGAATCTCGAAGCCTTAAATTCTTTGTCGGATTTAAAATTTAAAGCTAAGGAGTCTGGAACAATATCTCTACATTTGCCTAGCTATGGCGCAAAATCGTATAAAGACACTACTATAACTGCTTTAAAACTTGCTAATGATAGCGGAAAGAATTTAAAATTTGATGTCGAAAGAATCTTCTGTAAAGAATAAAGAAATAGTACTACGCAGACTACACTGTGGTTGTCTAGTTCAATGCAATAAAGAAGGTGGAGCAACTTGGATTCAAAGTCCATTATGCAAAACTGAATATAATGATTGTGAAATAGATAACTATTATAAAGAACATAGACCTTGTTTGGTTTGTGATAAATGCTTAAACTGTTTTCCTCATACCAACCATAATCATATCAAATATCTTCCACTTAAAGTACTTTTGACTGTTTATTCTTGCGTCGTTACCGGTATTCTTAAGACTATTATATTCATACGAAATAGAATAAATAAATAGTTAAAAAATATTTTCTTTATATATATAATGAAAAATATAAAATCGCTTATTTTTGATGAGTGTTTAAGAACTATTAGTAATGAAGCAATGTCAGTTGATGATATTTGGGAAGAGAAACCAGTAACTCCAGAGGTATTTTTTAAGGAGTGGTTGCCTCCTTACTTATCAGAACCTCAATTGGATGTATTTAATGTATTATTTAAAGAGGGCAAATGGAGTTATGAATACTTAGAATACCTTTTATTTTGGGGGGAAGGGTGTGTAGCTGGCAGTACTCTTTTAAGGGATGAGGAAACCGGGAGAGAGTATACTATAAAAGAATTAGCTGATAATAAGAAAAGAATTACAGTTAAATCTATTAAAGTAGTTATTAATAATAAAGAATATATTTGTAATAAAGATGGAAGAAAAAGAAAAGTAGGAAAGAAATACAAAATAGTCAATCAAAAAACGAATATTCCATTTAAAAAAGGGAATACAAAATTATATAAAGTTAAAACCAAATCAGGTAAAGAAGTAATAGTAAGTGCAGAACATAAGTTTTATACAAAAGATGGTTGGAAAACATTGGGTTCTTTGAAAATAGGTAATAAGATAGCCATTAATTCTACTACGGTATTAGATAAAAAGATTGAAAAAGAGAGAAGACAGAAAATTTCTAACACTATGATAAAATTTGATGAGATAGAATCTATTGAGTGTATTGGGGAAGAAGATTTTTATGATTTAGAGATTCCAGAAACTCATAATTATATAGCACAAGATATAGTACATCATAATAGCGGTAAAGATTTTATTTGTGTGAGGATTATTTTATACACAGCTTATTTTCTGATGTGTTTAAGGTCTCCTCAAAAGTATTTTGAATTTGCAGAAACCGAACCAATAGATTTAGTAAATGTTTCATTATCAGGACATCATGCTAAAGATGTTTTCTTTGTTAGATTAACTCAAGCAATTAAGAGTGTAATGAATCCTAATACCGGCAACAATTGGTTTAAAGAAAAGGGAATGGATTTAAGGGACGGCAAAGATATTCAAACTACAAAAGTAACTTTTAAAAAAAATATAGTTGCTCACAGTTTAAATAGTTTGAGATATACTGGTGAAGGAATGAATATTCTTTTAGCAGTATTTGATGAAGTGGGAGAGTTTAAGCCTAATAAAGCAAAAGAGCTCTATGAAAACTTATGGTTTACAGCTGAATCAAGATGGGGCACTAAAGACATTGCCCCATTTAGAATCATACTAATCTCTTATTTAAGAGATGAAAATGATTTTATGAATTATAGGTGGGAATCGACTAAAGAAGATAAAAAAGTTTTTAGAAGTAAAAAATGTACTTGGGAAGTTAGACCTGGGAAAACAAGAGAAGATTATAAAGGTGCTTTTGAAAAGAATCCAGAAGAAGCATTAAGAAGACTTGCAAATGAATTATCTGGAACAATGGGAAATTCATTTATTACTCATAGAGCAAAGATAAGAGAACATGTTAATAAGAATAGTATGTCACCATTTATTGATAACCCATTTAGAACTCACGACTTAAATGAATTACAATTAGCCGCTTGGTTTAAGCCTTATTCAGTTAAAGAATTAGATGACCTAATAAATAGAACAGATTTAAATGAAGAACAAAAGAAATTAAGAAATAAATTAAAGATTCAACACGGAGATGCAAAGTATAATATACATATAGATTTAGCTAAGGGGAAAGACGGAGGAGATTGTGCAGGATTTGCTATGTGTCATTCTTATAGGTTAAATCCTTACATAGATGAGTCTCAAATTAATGTTTATTTAGATTTAGTAATGCAGTTAAAGGGTAAAGACGGAAAAGAAATTGACTTTGAAAGAATTCGTCAATTCATTTATAAGTTACAAGATAGAGGATTCACAATTGCTAAGGTAACACTTGATGGATATCAGTGTTTATCAGGAGATACTAAAATACAATTAGTAAACGGTTCAACAGTTCCTATAAAAGATTTAGTAGGTAAAGAACCCTGGATTTATAGTTATACTGGGAAAGAAATAATTCCAATACAGGGAAGTAATATAAGAAAAACAGGTAAAAAAGTTCCTTTATATGAAATAACTTTAGATAATAATAAAAAAATTAAGGCAACAAAAGAACATCCTTTTATGTTACGAAGTGGGGAGTATAGAGAGTTAAAGAATTTAAAAATTGGGGATTCTTTAATGCCATTGTATTTAAAACATAAAGTTATTTCAGTTAAATTTATTGGTTATGAAGATGTGTACGATATGGAAGTTCCAAAGTATCATAATTTTGCTTTAGAGGCTGGAGTATTTGTACATAATTCAGTAGACATGATTCAATTATTAAATAAGAGGGAAATAGTATCAGAGCAATTGTCAGTAGATAAAAATGATGCTGGATATCAAACGCTAAAAGAATTAATCTATATGCGTAGACTAGATTATTATGAATATAAAGTATTATTAAGGGAATTAGAAGAATTAAAAAGAATAGAAAATGGGAAGATAGACCACCCAGACATATCAAGAAAAAGAGCCTTAGAAGAAAATGATGAAAGAGGTTCAAAGGATACAGCAGATGCAGTAGCAGGTTGTTGTATGTCTGCACTTGAGGAAACAGATAACGATTCAGGAGACTGGGTTGGGGTGGAACTTTAGGAGGTTATAAATGGCTTGGTTTAATTTTGAAAGAAAAAAAGAAGTTGAAGCATTACCTGTGAGCTTAAGTAAAGAGGTAAAAACAAAAAGCTCTAAAGGAGAAATAAATGAAACTACTTCTTATGGGATAGGCTATGGAAATGATTATGCAAATAGGATACTACAATATCAAGGATTAACTATCAGTGAAATGTGGAAATGTTATACAAGTAATCCTTGGGTACGTTCTTGTGTTGATAAGATACTTAAAGAAGTTGTTAAATATAAAATAAATGTTAAGCCTAAAGACCCAGAAAATGTATCTAAAGAAACTGCTCAACATGTAGATAGTGTAAAAGCTCTATTAGCAAACCCAAACGATAAAGTGGAATCATTTGATAACATTAGAAGAAAATACTTAAAAGATATCTTAATATATGATTCCGGTGCATTAGAGATTGTTAATTCAAATGCAAGTAATGTAAAGCAATTAAGACAAAATGTAGCTAAGGCTGTAAAGCAATTAACTAAATTAACAATTACAGGTAAGGGAATAACAGATACTAAATTATCTACTTTTTATAATAATAAAATAGCTGGATTAAATAAAAACCTAATTGAATTAAAAGATAAGTTAAAAGCTGAAATTGAAAAATCTAGTACAAGTGAACCAGTAGAACTATATGATGTATCAGGAACAAACATAAAATTAAATGTAGACATACATGGAGATTTTAAAGACCCAAATGCAGCATATTATTTCATTGATAACAACAGTAAAAAAGTAGCTGAGTTTGCAGTAAATGAATTGATTTATTTTATAGCTAATCCAACTGCAGGAAGTATTTACGGAGTATCACCAATTGAAACCTTATATAATATTATACAAGCTGATAATCAAGCCGCAGCTTTAAATAGAAGAAGATTAGATTCAGATGGTATTATTTCGGGTGTGTTAAGCTTCCCTGGTATGGGAACCAATAAATTAAGAGCAAATCAGACATTTTGGAAACAAAGAGCTAAGAAAAAAGGAGCATCATTGGTTGTTACTTCTTCTAAAGATGTTCAATTTATACGAGTTGCTGAGAGCCATCAGGAAATGCAATTTATGGAATACCAAAAATGGACGCTTACTCAAATTATGGCTGTGTATGGATTGCAACCAATTGTATTAGGAGTTATAGATGGAACAACTGGAAAATTAAATAGTTCAGAACAAAGACAACAGTTTAAATCAGATGCCATTTTACCTCTATTAAGTTTAGAGGCTCATCATTTAACAGATGTATTAATCAGTCAAGCCTTTGGATTTGATGATGTAGAAATATATCATGAAGAACCGGACCAAGAACTAACTAAAGTTGAAAATACAGACGTAGCAGATAAAATGGGCAAGTTGGGAGTAATCACTATTAATGAGGCTAGAGAAATGATAGGATTAGATTCAATAGACGAAGGAGATATATTAATTCTAACTTCTAATTTAAAAGGTGTTGTAGACGATATAAGTAAATCTCAAAGACAAGATAAATTACAAGAAATAAAAGATAGAATAAACGAATTAATAGAACCGAAACCTAGTGTTGAGATAAATACGGAAATAGAATAAATGCTATCATTTAAGAATTTTGTAAACTTATTTAAAGTTGAGAATTTAGTTGATAAGCACATTGATGAATTAGAATTCTCTAATAAAGACTTTTTCTCCAAAGTAGTTACCATAAGAAAAGAAATGGCTAGTAACCTTATTAACGATAATGAAGTCGTTAATGAAGGAATCCAATTCGTTAATGAACTTGTAAGAAGTACGGTTGAGATTGCAGTTGATTTACTTTTAAACTTACAAGACATAATATTACAAAAAAGATTTGTTGCTAAAGCAGTTGGGGCAGCAGACTTTGAAAAATTTGCTGGTGCTTTAGATAGAGAATTAGAAATAGCTGCAATCCATAATAACAATAGAATGTGGACTACATTTGGAACTAGTTATGGGCAAGGGGTTGAAAGAGGTTTAGGAGATGTTGGAATATCTTCAGAGGGAATTGATTGGCAGAAATATAGAGAAACAGCAGCATATAAAGAAACAGCATATCAAAGTATGCGACATATATCAAGTGGATTAAGTACTAGAATTAAAGAAGTAGTTGCTGCAGGAGTTGCTGAGGGCAATGGTGTTTATGATATAGCTAGAAGATTAAGGGAAATAAAATTAGGACCAAAAATTGTAGATGTAGCTCCAAAATTAATAGAAGGAAAAGTTGTTAGAAGAGGTTACTCATATATAATACCTGAAAAAAGATATGCTAATATGATAGCTAGAACAGAATCTTCAAGAGCAGTTAATCAAGGAAGATTAGATGCATATAATAGAACAGGGATAAAAAATGTAGAATGGTTAACAGCAGGAGATGAGCGAGTTTGTTCGAATTGTATGGATTTGGATGGTCGAGTATTTCCTGTTAATAATATGCCAATGATTCCTTTACATATGGCTTGTAGATGTACAGTTGTAGTTTCTGGAAAAATAACAAGTGGGGGTATCTCAAAAGCTAATTTACAAAGTGGGATAGCAGATGATTTTTCTAGAAAGTATTTTGCACATGGATGTTCACAGCTTTCTAAAAAAGAATTTGAAGTAGAAGTTAGTAATTTTGCAACTGGCTATACAGAACTTGATTCTTTAGGAAGAAAGAAAGTTTTAAGAAATATTGTAGGAGAATTTAAAAAGGTAGGTTGCCAATTAAAGATGGACCCTACAAAATTGGATGATTTAGGATATGCATTTCATTTAAGTAAGTCAATTACAAAATTAGATGGTAAGACATTACAATTAATTCAAGCAGCTAAAGGACCAAAACAAACGTTATTATATATTGGAGAAAATAAAGGGGTTAAGGCTAAGTGGGTTAGTAATATTTTTAAAACAGAAGATATATCTAACCAATTTTTTGCTGGTCTTTCTCCTAAACATAAAAATGTTTTTGGTGCTACATTTTCTTCTAATATGACATTTAAAGATGGAAGACACATTAGAAATTTTTTTAAACTTGGTGAACAAAGAAATTTAATTAGGGTAGAAAATTTTAAACATCTTATGGCTACTACTAATGTTGATTTAAATTTACAATTAGAACATGCTCTTGTTCATGAGTTTGGGCATACAATTGAGAATAATATATTGGTATTAAAAAAAGATATAGTTAAAAAATTATATAAAGATTCAAAGAAATTTCATTATGGCACTGATTTTGTTACACCATATTCTTATGAAACATACAAAGAATTTTTTTGTGAGAGTTTTTCTGCTATGAAAACAAAAAGTAATCTTGTAGCTAAGAGAGTATCTGAAGCTTTAGAAAAAATATTATCAAGTATGGAATAAATAATATATAATATATATAAGGAGAAGAGTGTAATGAAGGCTAAAATTGTATATTTAAGACAAGAGCTAATAATTGAGGCAAAGAATAATAAACTAATTAATGCTACTGGACCTCAAATATTAAAAGAAAAAATAGTACCTTTATTTAAAAAGGCTATTTATATACATACTAATACTGATAATTCTACTGATATAATTGCACCAGATAGAAATATATCGAAAAAAATATCTCCAGGTAAGGAAGACTTTATTATTGCGGTGTTAATAGATAGAGTAAAGAATGAATTAGGTGCTAGTTTCGAAATATTAGAAGATTAATATATAACAACTAATGAAGGTATTTAAATGAAGGTAGTGGAAAAAAATCAACCTTTTCCTTATGCTTTACAATGTATGATTTGTGGAGGAGAGGTTAAGAGGATAATTATAACTCTATATGAAGTTAACGACGTAAGAAGATTGACAACTCATCGTTGCCAAAATTGTTTGCGTCTGTTTAACAAGTTGGATGATGTAGATATATTAATTCAAAATCAAACTAAGGAACATGAAGAATGAAGTATCACGGTAGAATGAATATTGGCAGTAATTCTTCAGGTAAAGGGGATAAGAACAGAGCTTTTATGGTTGATAAGAAAAGAAGTAAAGAAGCTATAAGACAGAAGAATAAAAACTTTGATGAGATTTTTAAGGGAAGAAAAATAGAAAAACAAATTTGTAAAAAGTGTGGTAAATTAAAAGTACCAGTTAGAACTGTATATAAAGCTAACGGGAATATAGAACATTACTGTTCATCATGTAGATAATCAATTGAAAGAGAGTATTTATGAATGGCAAAATTTAAAGAGATAATTAAACGTGATGGTAGGAAGGTAAAATTCAGTTCAAATAAACTAACAAAGTGTTTGAAGCAAGCAGGTGAAGTAACAAATGAATTTTCAGATAAGATAGCAGAAAAATTAACAATAAGAATAATTAATTTAGTATCTCAAGTTGTAGAAGATAGATTGCCGACAGTTGAAGATGTACAAGATTGTATGGAAGAAGTATTACTAAGTTCAACCTATAAAGAAACAGCAAAAGCATGCATTATATATAGAGAGCAGCATAATCAATTAAGGGAAATAACTTCCGAATTTAATTCGGGGATTATAAAAGACTATTTAAAAAAGAATGATTGGAAAGTAAATGAGAATAGTAATCAGGGCTTCTCATTACAAGGATTAAATAATTACGTATCATCAGAGGTAACAAAGACATATTGGCTAAATAAAATTTATCCAAAAGAAATAAGGGATGCACACAACAGCGGAGAATTACATATACATGATTTATCATATTTAAGTGCTTATTGTGTTTCTTCTCAAGAACATATTATTACTTGTAATGGGAGTAAAGTTGCAAATTCCATTAAGGTTGGAGATAAACTGATTGGTTTTGACGGAACAGGGTTTAAGCCAACTAAAGTTGTTAAAGTTTTTTCAAGGGAAGTTGAGGATATTTTAGAAATAAAATTTGAATATTTTGGTAAGAATAAGAAACTACGAGTTACTGGAGAGCACCCTTTTTTAACGACTACAGGATGGAAAGAAGCAAAATTATTAAATGTTGGGGATGAAATATTAACAGCAACCCCTAAAGACCTTTTTTCTTTCCGCTGTGAATATGGTTGTTATAAAGATAGAAAAGAATTATTAAGTATGAAAGAAGCCCGTGTAGGGTTGAATATAAAAAGAAAGGATAAATTTTTTGTAGAAAATTGGAGGAAGTCTTGTAGAAAAGCACAAAAAAAATTACGACAGGATAAAAAATTATTATGGAAAGACAAGACTTGGGTTGAGTCAATGATGCAAAGCCGCAGAGATAGTGGTATGTATCAAGAAACAAGTGAACGCATGATAAAAAATAACTCAATGAAAAATAAAAGAGTTTCTAAAAAAGCTATTAAGACCAGAACAAGTAGGGGTACAGGATTTTTTGAGACCAATAACCCAATGAAAGACCCAATTAAGAAAAAAGAGATTATGAAGAAGGCAATGTCCAGGCATTTACCATCAAATCCTGAAAAAAGAGTTATTAAAATAATAAAAGAAAATAGATTGCCTATTTATTATGTAGGAAAAGCGGACTTATTTATCGGAAGATATAATCCGGATTTTGTGGATGAATCCGGAAATAAGTTAATTGAAGTTTTTACAACTAAAATGTTTGACAAAAATAGAACCCCTGATATGCTAAAAAAGAAAGAGTATTATGCTGGGAGAGGGAAAAAATGTTTACTTTTAAACACTGATATTCTTTCGGATAATCAAATTAGTAAAAAGTTAAGGTCTTTTATAAGTAATGGAGCAAAGGTTTTAAAAATTAAAAAACTTTTTAGTAAACAACAAGGTAAGCGAAAATATAAATTTAAAGTTGTTAATTTTCATTGTGCGCCCCACAATAATTTTGTTGTTAATGGTTTAATTACCCATAATTGTGTTGGGTGGGATTTATATGATTTATTATTAAGCGGATTTAAGGGGGTAGTTACAAAGACAGAGAGTAAGCCAGCAAAGCATTTTGCAACATGTTTAGGACAATTAAATAATTTCTTTTTTACATTAGCAGGTGAAGCGGCAGGAGCTCAGGCATTTTCAAATTTAGATACATTATTAGCACCATTTATAAGATATGATAAGTTAAGTTATAAAGAAGTAAAGCAATATTTACAAGAGTTTATTTTTAATTTAAATGTACCAACAAGGGTAGGTTTTCAAGCTCCATTTTCTAACATAACATTAGACCTGGAGCCTTCTCCCAATTATGTGGATAAATATATAGTAATAGGGGGAGAATTACAGAAAGAGAAGTATAAAGATTTTCAAGAAGAAATGAACATGTTTAATAAAGCTTTTTTTGAGGTTTTATTAGAGGGAGATGCAACAGGAAAGGTATTTACTTTCCCGATACCAACATATAGCATAACAAAAGATTTTGATTGGGACAATCCAATGTTAGAAGGTTTGTGGGAAATGACTTCCAAATACGGAATTCCATATTTTTGTTTAGAAAAATCTACTTTAGTATATACTAATAATGGTGTGAAGCCAATAGGAAATATAACTTTAGATGATATGGTCATTGGAAGTGATGGTAAATATAAGAAAATAAAAAATATATTCCCCGTTATTCATAAAAAAGGTATAAAAGTAAATACAAAATTAGGAAATATTGTTAGTGCGGAAAATCATCAATTCCCAACAAAAGATGGAGTAAAAAAAATAAAAGACATTACACTATCAGATAAATTTATTGTAGATAATACATATCTTGAATTTGAAAATGGGTTTAAAATTAATAATTTTACAAAAGAATATTTTGATTTATTTGATGAAAAAAATAATAAAATAAAATTAGAAAATTTAAAATCTATGCCTATATTT